GGTGCAATGGTCGGGACATCTCTAGCCCGATGATGCCGTTAGCGGTACGCTCAATGGATTCCTCCAGAGCGATGTAGCCGAGCTTTCTGTCGGTGGTCTTGAGAATGTGGAGAGCGATCTCCTTACAAACAGCAGACTTACCGATACCAGAGCCAGCACAGAAGGTAACAATCTCACCCTTACGGAGACCGCGAGTCATATCATTGAGACCTTGGTAGGGATAAGGGATGCTGTCGTTTAGCTTTGGTGTAGTCAGGCGGTCATACAGTTCTGTACCGTCTACAATGTCATCAGGTCGCCATACCTTAGCGTCCCAGAAAGCACGGATAAGTTCCTCGCCGCGTTTAGCAAGGAGCATCTCGTTGGGATCTTTCATAGGCAGACGAGCGATCTTGCACTTACCTGCTGGAAGGATGTGAGCTACACTCTCAGCGGCTTCGCGACCTGCCTTGTCTTCGTCGAACATAACAACGACCTCATCCCACGATGAGAGCCACTCCAGTTGACGTTTAAAGATACTCTTAGCTGACTGTGCGCCACTAGGAAGAGAAACAACAGGCCACTTGTTGCCTTGGATCTGGCTAACAGTAAGGCAGTCAATCTCACCCTCAGTGATGACCAGCTTCTTACCGCCGTTAGGCCACAAGTTCTGGCCGAAAAAGTAATTAGGTGTACCGTTACAATGGAAGCTCTTGTCTGCAAAGCGGTACTTCTGGGCAACCTGTGTGCCGTCTAGGTTTCTGTAGTTGGCTACGTGACAAGGCTTGCCGTTAAGCTCGCCAATCTGATAACCGAATTTTACGCAGGTGTCCTTGTTGATACCGCGAGGAGCGATGTCCATGTATTGGCCTTGTACAAAGCCTAGTGGTGATACGTTTTCCATTTTGTGTGTAGATGTGGGTGTGTGTTTGTCCTTAGATCTGTTAGGCGTGAATAACCCGCAGGAATAGCACTTGGTGCTTCCATCGGAGTTGTGTGATAGTGCGTCGCTGCTCCCGCAGTCGGGACAGGGTTGGTGTGTGGCAACAGCCGTTAGTTCATCCATTCGTCGGGCATTTGACCCTCGCACCACAGGAACCCGTGCTTCTCGCACCATTGGGCGTATGTGGTTTTGCTGGTCTTGTTTAGTGTGTTTGTGGCTTTCTGAAATACAAAACGGATGTCGAGGTCTGGGTGTGCTTCCCTTACTCTCAGGTGTTTGGTTCGGTCTGATGCTATCCAATATCCTTTTACCTCCAGTATAATTCCGTTTTCTAAAACGAAGTCAGGCGTGTATTTGCATTCCTTCGTGTAAGTTAGCTTCACGCTTTCGTAGGAGTGGGTGACCCCCGCCCGCTGTAGAGCGGAGGCCACTTTTTCCTCGAATCGAGAGCGAAACTTAGAACGGCGCGTTGGTCGCTTCCGTCTCATCGTTTGCTTTGAAGGTGTCGTTGAATGACTCGCCTTCTCCGACGTAGCCATCTTCCTCTGCGCCGAAGCCGAAGCCACCGCCGCCTCCACCAAACTCTACAAGGTCGATGACCTGTACAGCGCGGAGACGAAGGGTGTAGCCGAAGCCCTGACTTGGAACGAACCATGTGTTGACCTCTACGGCCATCTTCAGGGTTGAGCCGCTACCAATCTTAGGTGTCTCGATCTTACTGCCCTTGCTGTCATAACAAGCAACGGAGAACTCAAGAGTGCCTTTAGACTTGGTGTGAACCTTAGCCTTCTGCTTTGCGAAGATCTCATAATCTCCGTCGTCGTTAATCTTGAGAGGCTTGGATGGAGCCATACGCAGCTTGTCTTTACCTTGCTTGGCGCACTCAGCTTTATATCCAGCGTCAATCTCACTACTAATCTGAGACTCAAAAGCTTTGAAGTCTCCTTCAGAAACGTTAAGTCGGCACTGGTACAAACCGTCCTCGTCAAACTTTGTGTCTGGTGTGTCGATGCGGGGCCAAACCGCAGTTCCTTTTGGCGATGTGTATACTTTCTTGCTCATTGTATTTTTACCTATGTCGGTGGGTTACTGAATAGTTAGCGGAATGCTAACTGAAGAAATATGTGCTGTTTGAGATTTGGGAGATGTCTGCTGTGCCATATTCAGGCGGCTCTGGCAGGACGATTTGTGTGTTATGTTCTAATTGATGTTTCCAATCGCGTAACAGGTCAACACTAAACATCTCAATAAATACTTTTCTTAGGATTTTACTCATATCCTCACAACCAGCAGCGTGCGTGCCGTAGCTGTCGTGGATAAAAGCAAAGTCATAAATGCCTGCGTCCTCATTAGCTTTGATCACTGTTTTGTGAAGGGCGGCAGCATCTAATGAGTGTACCAGATTGGGACTAACTCCGTTTTTCTGGCGACGGGAGCTTAGCTTGTCAGAGTCCTCAACATACTTAACATGAGTTGCGTGACCGCTAATCCATGTCTTTACTTGGTTGCTCTGGTAGTTGAAGTACTCCTGATGAACAGGGAAGCCGCTTGGGGTTACCCAGCTTATAGGCTTCTCAGCCGATGTGACGAGAGAAGCGCAGTCCTGAAACCAATCCATACACTGCTTAGGTCGTGATAGTACAGACTCGATAGACGACCAAACAGCCTTAGAGAGAACAGCAATAGCTATGTAGCGGTCATCTTCGTCAAATGGCTTAGTACGCCCTCCGTCGTGGATCTGCTCGCTGTACCATTGGTCGATGTATGCGCGGTTGCTGTAGGCTGTCAGACCATAGCTGTAGCACATAACACTACGCTTAGTTGTCTTGCGGTTCAGTCCAAAGGCTAACCAAGCTTTTGAGAATGGGCAGGTGTCGGCTTGTCCTTTGAGGATCAGTTCTGCTTGCTGCGCTACTACCGCGTAGATGTCCGCTGGCTTGTCCGTTGGGAGGACGTTAGTGGCTTGCATACCATACGGGTCACGAGTCAGCATCGAGAGGATCTGAAGACCGTTGTTGGTAGCGTCCATGTTTACAGGGAGGCAACTGTCGAGCTTACCTGTTTGCTTTAACTCAGCAAACTCGAAGCACCAAGAAAGGAATTGCCAAGGATCGTCAGCCTCCGTCCATATTAGTTCTTTTGTAGGGTTTGATGCGATGCGCTGTGCATCCTTAGCAAAGTCGTCAGCCCACTGGACGCGCTGGTCGAGTGTAACCTTATCGTATCCCCAAGTGTTTGCGCCTTGGATGGCCAGCCATTTGTAGTCTATGTCTGTCTTGATACGACGAGGACGGGCAAACTTGAGAAGCCCCCGACATACGTCTGGCCCTTGGATGCCGTAGCTCGGTACGTTATAAACGCGGCCTCTGAAGTCACAGACGGACGGATAAAAGAAACGATTACCAGACAACTTCTCAGCTAGGTATAGCACCTTTGAGATAAGTAGGCGGCGGGAGCGTGTTGATAAGTTACGCTTATGGATCCCAGCAGCCATTCTTCTCCAACGACGGTTGCTTTCCTCGTCTTCGCGGAAGTCGTCTGGGATGGAAGGAATAACTTCATCTTCTCGGTTTGGGAGGCCACCGACTTTGACGCTATTCTTCCATGCCCAGTTCATTGTAGCAAGCACCTCATCGTTGATACGCCAAGGTGTCTGCTGAATTAGATTACAAGCCTCCATAGGCTCGTCGAGTTTACCCTCGATGCTCCGAAGGTACTCCATGTTGGTTGTCTTAATGAATGGCAACTTTGGTAGCTCGGTATCGTCTACCTTGTAGCCGCCCTCCCAGACGCTCTTCCATTCTGCTGGTGTATCTACTGTGGGTAGCCAGAAAGGATTGAGGAGTTCTTTGTGATAGTTGAACTCGCCAATCCAATCTAGTGTCTCATCAGACGCTGTAACAAAACGTGTGGGCTTCTTACGTCCCTGCTCTAACACGTTAACGTACTTAAGAATGCCTGTAGAAACCTTAAGAAGCTCTACAAGGTTCAGACCAGCGGCAACAATGTCACGGCGTGTCCAATCGTCGTAGGCTTCCATGAGACCCTTCTCGGCCTCGTGTTTCATGCTCTGCCTGATGTGAGCGCGTTGAGCGGCTTCGCCTGAACGACGCTTTGCTCCGAGGACAATACCCTCGCCTTTCTCGTTATTCCGTACAGCGTACTCACACTTCTGCTGGTAGAACAACGCGGAACCAACCTTGTTGCTCATACTAACTAACTTGACCTGCTGGTGTAGCTGGTCGAGAACAGTTCGCATCACGATAAACCCGACACGCTCAGAGGGCATAGAGAGAACCTCTTTCTGCCAGCGAGCCTTGTTCTTGATCGCTCTCCACTTAACTTTGTGTTCGTCGATCGCTTTGATATAAGCAGGAAGCGCACCTCGTATGAGTCGCTGGCCGTAGGCTGTCTCACTCTCCGTATTACGCTGCCGCGCTGATTCCATCTTGTTGCGGTATCTACCGACACCGATGGTGGTCATATCCGAATTTAATGCTGACTGTGTTAGCTGCTCCATGTGTGTAATTTGTCAGGAATTTGTCACCGCCACTAGATCGACAGTATCGTAGCGGGGGATAAGTATTTGTAATTAAATAAGTATTTTCAATGATTTAAAGCGAGTCTGGAAAATGTTGAGGATTTTGAATCCCCTGTGTCTACCATTCCACCACTTGGGCATATCGTTAAGTATTTGTTATTGTGTGCTTTTTTAGGTAGTTGTCAATCGTAGTAGTTTGTCACTGATTGTCAAAAAAGGAGAATTTGTCATGAATTTGTCACTCCTTTTCTGCTGTTTCGGTAACAAGTTTGTCTTTTAACCTAGCGATCTCCAGAGTCAAGGCGTCTACCTCAGATTTTAGAAGCTCGTTTGAGGCTGTTAAGGAATCACAAGCTTTAGTCATTGCGCTTAG